TATCATATGGCAATACTTATCTATACTAAAAGCTTTATTATTATCGTTTAAAATCCAAGGCCCTTCTCCACCATCGCACTGTATATCGAGCTCTGTAACCATATGTCGAAAAACTTTACAATCTTCAAAAGATATAACGGTTACCTTATCATGAAATATCTCAAAATCCAATATAGAATCTTGATACATTAATTTCATATCACGAGCACCCTCTCCGTTAAATCTATAACTTCACTTTGCTTATCTCCAACTACAATTTCCATTCTTGAAAACTGTTTTTCTGTAACAGTTAACATAAACAAGCTACCACTAGGTGGCTTATTTTTACGTACATGGTCCATTATAATGTTGGCACTAGTTGTATTAAGAACTAATTTTGGGTACACAGATTCTTGTAACATGAGGAATCCTGATACAATTAAATACTTTCTAAAATTCCTATATTCTTTTCGATCTTCCGAAGTTAACGTCGGTAAATCAAACATCACTAGTATTCGCATAAACCTATAGCTCATATTCTATAAACCTAATCTCTGAAGCATCTTGATTCCGCAATGCATCAAATACACTTTTACAGTAAATGCGAATAGCAGCACTAAATGTCTGAATAGTATCATTAATTTTTACATCTTCAGATAGTAATTCTATAAGTGACAATTTAACATCTCGATTGAATTCTGTAGGTATCGACTTGATAACAACCGCATCAACAAAGCCTCTCAACGGTTCCATCAAATCAGAACCTAAATTATACGGATTAAATTGATTACAATGATTAAGACCTAGCTGAGTAATATAACCTAACGATAAAATCTCTCGATTTACCGCAGAAAGCAATATCGCATATCCATAATTCAGTGCTGCATTAATAGCATTATCCTGTTCGCGAGAAAATGATTTTCCAAACAAAGCATTAAAATATACTTTTGCAGCATGCCCCTCACGTTGAGTTTCATCATTTAGAGTCAACTCATCAAGATATTGGTATAGTAAATCTGCTTCAACTAACTCCTGATGCTGTAATAGCTCTGCTTGATTCATAATCTTACGTCGTACAATTTCTGTCCATATAGAAGCTTTCAACTCTTTAGACCATTCAGCCTGTTCAAAACATCGTTTACTACTATTGTGACTACCATGTAACGGAAGAAGCTCACTGGCTGGATTCCGTTTCTCATCACAAAACACAATAGCCACTTTTTTCTTTTCATAAGGCCCTCCTATTCTAAAATAGCAGCCTGACGAATCCAGTCCAATCTTTCTAATTCAAAGTCATCTGGAACTGTACAATCCGCTCCAAGAAGGACCCCTCTAGTCCCAGCCTCAGCTAACAAGCGTTTGGTTTCCTCTTGTAGTTTAGCCTTGCTACCTCCATAAAGCAGGCTCTGCTTCCCATTTTCAAAACCACCCAAGACCGCTTTGCCATGAAATAGCTCCTGACCTTGAGGTAAACTGACTGCTTCATGGTGGGTTGCCCAATTGAAAACCTGGGCTGGATAATCTTTGAAAATAGTCACATTGTTACTGGCACCTTGGAAACCGCAGATATGCAGGATATTTACCCCACCTACCTGATTGGCAGCTTCTAAAACCTTTATGTTGCTTGGCTCAATATAGGTCTGATACAATTCTGCTGTGATGCGCTCATCCTGAATTTCTTGTGTACTGAGGTAAATCCCATCTGCTCCACAATCCTGAATGATTGCCTTGGTTAGGATTGCGATATCCTCAGCTATTACATCTAAAATCTCCCTGAATAGCTCTGGATTTTCGAGTAATAGATTAGCAACCTCCTTATCACCTCTAGAAGTCTCTGTACGAAACCCTCCTTCAAGCCTACTTCCTCACGATCGACACATCGACCACCCACCAGGTGACGACCGCACCGACGATGAAGCAGGCTGAGGAGGTCATGCAGCCCTTCCGCACCGCCATCACAAGGGCTAAGGGACCCCTGTTCGATTTCATGACCCAGGGGTCTCTGCAGAACACGACCGGCAACCGCGCGCTCAGGCAGAAGCTCGTCCCCACCAAGAAGGGGATCGAGAACTTCATGACCAACAGCTTGCTCGAGGTTCGCCCAATGTCGATCGATAAGCTTCAGGGGCTCCGCACCAAGATGAACACGGTGGATGAGTGGCTCTCGGGTGATATTCGTGAAGACGTGGTCGGTGCCATAGAGCAGGGCGCGTCTAAGGTCGACGACTGGCTCATCCTGGCTGTGTCCTCGGAGGGTACCGTCAGGAACTCGGCTGGTGACAACATGAAGATGGAGCTCCTCAACATTCTTCGGGGGGAGTACTCGGATCCCCACACATCCATCTTCTACTACAGGCTTGATGACCTCAAGGAGGTAGGGGATCCGTCGACCTGGTTGAAGGCCCAGCCAAATCTCGGGGCCACCGTCTCCTACGAGACATATCAGCGAGACGTCGAAAGGGCGGAGCATGTTCCTGCAGCTAGGAACGACATCCTGGCCAAGAGGTTCGGCATCCCCATGGAGGGGTATACATACTTCTTCACCTACGAAGAGACCCTGCGGCACAACCGTCAGGACTTCTGGGGTATACCTTGCTCCATCGGCGTCGACCTGTCGCAGGGCGATGACTTCACCGCTTTCACATTCTTGTTCCCCCTCAGCCGAGGCAGGTTTGGCGTCAAGACGCGCTGTTACATTTCTGAGCGCACCATGTTACGCCTCCCGGGAGCGACTCGTCAGAAGTACGAGGAGTTCCTGCAGGAGGGCTCGCTCATGGTGCTCGAGGGTACGGTTCTTGACATGATGAACGTCTACGAAGACCTCGAGGCGTTCATCGCAGACTGCGAGTACGACGTGCGCTGCCTGGGCTTCGACCCGTACAACGCCAAGGAGTTCGTGACTCGCTGGGAGAACGAGAACGGACCGTTCGGCATCGAGAAGGTGATCCAGGGAGCCCGGACCGAGTCTGTGCCCCTTGGTGAGATCAAGGACATGGCGGAGGACCGTAAGCTCCTCTTTGACCAATCCATGATGACCTTCACGATGGGGAACGCCATCACCCTGGAGGACACCAACGGGAACCGCAAGCTCCTGAAGGCCCGACGGGAGAACAAGATCGACTCAGTCGCCGCCCTGATGGACGCCTGGGTCGCCTACAAACTCAACAAGGACATGTTCGACTAGGAGGTGAAGGACATAGGACTGCGAGATAGACTACAGCACGCCTACAACGCCTTCACTGGCAGGGACATCGATCGATCGAACCTCGGTCCGTCCTACTCAGTACGGGCCGACCGGCTCGCGCTCGGATGGACGGCCGACAAGTCGATCATCTCGTCGCTGTTCAACATGATCGCCATCGACGTGTCCGCCACGCCGATCCGACATGTCGACACGGCTCAAAATGGAACGTTTGTTGGCGTTCGGCGGTCAGCCCTGAACGACTGCCTGATGCTGGAGCCCAACATCGACCAGAGCGGCCGAGCCTTCATCCAAGATGCCGTGCTGTCTCTGTTCGACGAGGGCGTCATCGCAATCGTTCCGGTCGAATCAGACCTGGACCCGAGGACCAACAACAGCTTCGACATCAAACAGCTGCGAGTCGGGCGAATCACACAGTGGTTCCCCGAGCAGGTCGAGGTTGAGGTCTACAACCAGGCTCGCTCTACCAAGGAGCGGGTGATCCTGCCGAAGCGCACCGTCGCCATCATCGAGAATCCTCTCTATGAGGTGATGAATAAGCCGAACTCGACCCTCAAGCGACTGAGCCGCAAGCTCTCCATGCTGGACCTGGCCGACGAGAAGACGTACACCGGAAAGCTGGACATCATCATCCAGCTCCCCTACGTCGTCAAGACCGAGGCCATGCGCCAGCGGGCGGAGAACCGCATTCAGTCTATCGAGGACCAGCTCGGTAAGGGCGGACACGGGATTGCCTACACCGACGGTTCCGAGAAGATTACTCAGCTGAACCGCCCGGCGGAGAACAACCTGCTCGATCAGATCAAGTTCCTCACCGCCGAGCTCATGAGTCGACTGGGTATCTCGGAGGACGTCTTCAAGGGCACTGCGACGGAGATAGTCTGGACGCACTATTGGAACCGGGCTGTGGAGCCCGTACTCTCGGCACTCGCCGACGGGATGAGCAAGGCCTTCCTCACGAAGACTGCGCGCACCCAGGGGCAGGCCGTGCAGTACATCCGTGACCCGTTCAAGAACGTCCCTCCGAGCCAGATCGTTACGTCTCTGGACACCATGCTCAGGGACCAGGTCATCACGCCGAACGAGGCGCGTACGAGGATTGGTCTTCCGCCGTCCCCGAACGAGCAGGCGGATCAGTTGCAGAACCCGAACATCAACCCTCAGATGGGTGATACCTCCCTGGACGGCGAGGGGGATATTCCGGACTCCGGTCCTGATGTTCAGTCAGTGCTCAACATGCCGATGAGCCAAGTCAGAGGAGAAGGATGAAGTTCGACTTCAGTGGCTGGGCCACTAAGAACGACCTGACCTGCTCCGACGGACGCACTATCAAGCATAATGCGTTCAAGGAGAATGACGGCCAGCGCGTGCCGCTTGTATGGCAGCATGGGCACAACGCCGTCGACAACGTTCTCGGGCACGCACTGCTCGAGAATCGCAATGAGGGTGTTTACGCCTACTGCGCTTTTAACGACACTCCTGGTGCAGAGAACGCCAAGGAGCTCGTGAAGCACGGCGACGTCAAGGCTCTCTCGATCTACGCCAACCGCCTCGACCAGCGAGGGGCTGACGTTATTCACGGCAACATCGTCGAGGTTTCCATGGTCCTGTCCGGGGCCAACCCGGGCGCCTTGATCGACAACGTTGCTCTGGAGCACTCGGATGGTTCATGGACCGAGTCCGAGGATGAGGCTGTTATTTATTCAGGCCTTACGCTCTCGCACGATTCCGGAGAAACAACGGAGGACACAGAATCCATGGACGAAGACGAGGTTTACGACGAGGACGACCTCACGGTCGCCGATGTCCTCGAGACCCTCGACGAAGACCAGCGTCTGGCTGTTGCAGCCCTTATCGAGGAGATCAGCGGTGACGTTGACGACGAGGATGAGGACTTCGACGAGGACTATGACGACGAAGACTACGATGAGGACGAAGACTACGATGAGGACGCCGAACACGGCGACTTCGGGGGTGATACTCTGATGCATTCCAACATCTTCGAGGGCGACGCTCGTGCTGTTATGGGCCCGCACCTCTCTCACGCCGATGAGGAGCAGATCTTCGCCGAGGCTCGTCAGCCCGGCATGACTCTCCGCACCGCTGTCCTGGCTCACGCCGCGGACTACGGTATCAAGAACCCGGAGTTGCTGTTCCCGGACGCCACCAACCTGGACCCGGAGCCCCAGCGCATCATGCGCGAGAACTCTTGGGTTTCCAAGGTTCTCCAGGGCGCCAAGCATTCCCCATTCTCCCGCGTCAAGACCCAGTGGTCTAACCTGACCGCTGATGACCTGCGGGCCAAGGGTTACGTCAAGGCCAGCCGCAAGAAGGACGTCGTCTACGAGGTCGCCAACCGGAAGACCGAGCCGACGACCGTTTACAACAAGACGAAGATTGACCGTGACGACGTCCTCGACATCACCACGTTCAACGTCGTTGCCTGGATGCAGCAGAACCTTCGCTTGGCCCTCGAGGAGGAGCTCGCTCGCGCCGTCCTTATCGGTGACGGCCGTGAGGTGGCCAACCCCGACAAGATCAAGGAGACCAACATCCGTCCTATTTGGAAGGATGACGAGCTGTTCTCCCACAAGGTCTTGATCGACAAGGACGCCAAGACCGCCGACATCATCGACGTCGTTCGCCGGTCCCGGAAGTTCTACAAGGGCTCCGGTTCTCCGGTCCTGTTCACCACGAACGGGTTCATCTGCGACATGCTCGAGATCAAGGACCACAACGAGCGCTACATCTACGAGACCCGGCAGGCCGTCGCCAACGCCCTGAACGTCTCGGACGTCATCG